GACGAATTCTATCAACCTGCTAGAATTCATCACATGGCAGGGAAATAGTTCACTGACCATCACGCCGAAAGGCCAAAGGAAATTAAATGATCAACGAAACAAACGTCTTGGAAGTTGTTAAGTCCATCACCAACACTGCCGCATACTTTTTTAACGGCACTTTGTTTTTGGAAACACAAGACAGCAAGATTGCAACGGATGTATTTTTTAAAATTTGTGAAGAGGTCACGCCCGCAATCAGCTTTGGCAAGTGCGGTCAAAACGAAACTTCTTACGACTTCATCTAAACCAAAAGGGGCTTCGGCCCCCAACTGGAGCAATCCCATGAAATACAAACTCAATGTACAGCGCGATGTAGACACCGACGAGCCAGGCTCTTACATCTTAAATCTGCCCAATGGCTTTCGGTTTGATGACGATCTGGTGCATGTTCGAGGGTTCGACACCATGCGTGAACTGCGCGATGCCGTCAAGAACGATGTGATCCCCTGCAACTGCAAGGGTTGCCAACAGTAAACCCACGGGGCCACGGCCCCCTACCATTGAAAGCAAACCATGAAACACCACAAATACCATTACCACCCACAAGTCAAAGCAGCCAAGCTGCATTCACGCGCAGAGGCCGCGCTTGATTTGGTGCTGGCCCTCGCCATTGGCATTGGCTTGGCCGCACTGCTTGTCGCTTGGTGGTCATCATGATGGACGACCGCACCATCATCCGGCTGGCGCACCAAGCCGCACACGACGAGTTGTCCATTGCTGTGTTCACCGTCAACGAGTTGCACCGTTTTGCTGAACTGGTGATTGAAGAGCACTGCAAGGCTCCCCAACAACCCCGAGGTGTCATGGTCATGCCCATGAGTTTTGAGGGTGACATCAATCTGATCTGCCACCTTGACTACGAGCCAGCCTTTGCGGGTTCGCGTGACGAGCCTGGTTGCCCTGAAAGTATCACCCTCGACAGCGCCTACCACTACGGTCGGAACATTGCTTACTTGCTGTCAGAGGACATCGTTGAGGAAATTGAGCAAGCCGCATTAAAACAAATCGAGGAAGACCAAAATGATTTCTGAACTGACCGCACAACTGCGCCAAGCAAAGCTGGCTGAAGCAACCGCCAAGGCCGAGCGCCTGCGCCTTGAAGACCTGATTGAAAAGCAATTCACCAAGCCAGATGGCGGTGAAGGTAGCCACACCGACGAAGAAGTCAAGATCACTTGGAAGATCAATCGCACGGTTGACACGGCCAAGGTTCAGGCCGGCTGGGACTCGCTGGGCAAGAACGCCCAGAGTGCATTCCGCTGGAAGGCCGAGGTAGACCTGACGCACCTGCGTGCCTTAAAAGATCTGGATTCAGCAGCCTACGCACAGGCCGCTGAGTACATCACGAGCAAACCTGCAAAACCCTCCATTGAACTTTTGAAAGACTGACATGTTTGATTTGAAATCCATCTCTAAGACGCGCCGAGTGCGCAGCCCCAAAATTGTGATCGTTGGTCAAGGCAAGATCGGCAAGACCACTTTTGCCGCTATGGCCCCCAACGCCATTGGCATCTTGACTGAGGACGGTGCTGACGCTGTGGACGCCAACGCATTCCCACTGGCTTCCAGCTTGGCCGAGGTTTACACGGCCATTGACACACTGATTAACCAAGACCATGAGTTTCAGACTCTGTTCATTGACTCGCTCGATTGGCTTGAGCCATTGGTGCAAGACCATGTGTGCAAGGCCAACAATTGGAAGAACATTGAGCAGCCAGGATTTGGCAAGGGCTACATTGCCGCAGCCGAAGAGTGGCGCAACCTTTTGTCTGGTCTTGAGGTGCTGCGCTCCAGCAAGGGTATGGGCATCATCTTGATTGCGCACGACAAGATCAAGAGAGTTGAAGACCCCTTGACAGAGGGCTATGACAGCCATGTGCTGAAGCTGCACGACCGTGCTGCTGGCTTGGTCCAAGAATGGGCTGACGTTGTTGGCTACGCAGGGTATCGCATTTTTACCAGCAAGACAGACGCTGGCTTTGGCAACAAAGAAACCAAGGCCACCACCACTGGTGAGCGCATCTTGCACGTTGAACCTCACCCGGCCCATTGCGGTGGCAACCGCTTTGGCCTGACAAATATGCCGCTTGACTGGGCGGCATTCCAAGACGCACTGACCACAGCGCAGTCTTGATCACTCAGTTCGTAACTTTAACTTTGAAAGAAAACAATGGCACATTTTAATTTTGACGCCTCGCAAGTGGCACCCCAGACATCTAACGGCCCAATCCCTGCTGGCACTTATCTGGCACACATCACAGAGTCTGACGTTGCGCCCCTGCGCTCGGGCAACGGCACTGGCTTGAAGCTGACGTTTGAGATCATTGACGGCCAGTACAAGGGCCGCAAGGTGTGGGACAACTTGAACATCCAGCATAGCAACGAAGACACGCAGCGCATTGCCCAGTCGCAACTGTCTGCGCTGTGCCACGCTGTGAACGTGATCAAGCTGCAAGACACTGCTGCCCTGCACATGAAGCCGGTCAGCATCAAGGTGGTGGTGCGCGAGGCCAAGGGTGAGTATCAGGCCAGCAACAACATCAAGGGCTACGAAGCCGCTGGCGGTATTCGTCCGGCTGCACCAGTTTTTGTGGCGCAGGCTGAAGAAGCACAAGCCAAGCCCTCTGCACCAGCCTGGGCCAAGAAGTAAATCATGGCCGCACTTCCACAATCTGTTGTGGACCCTGTGGCCGATGCCATCTTTGCCAGTTACAAGGCAAAGTATGGCGTTGAGTCACAGCGCCCCTATCTTGGTGCCAGTGCGATTGGCAAGCCCTGCTTGCGCCAGCACTGGTACAGCTTTCGGTGGTCTAAGCCTGCCGAGTTCTCTGGCCGCTTGTATCGAGTATTCCAGACGGGTCACCTGCAAGAACCGCGCATCTACGCTGACCTGGCTGCGATTGGCTGCACGGTGTATGACATGGATCCATCGACCGGCAAGCAGTGGTCGTTTACAGAGCCAACCAGTGGCAACCATTTCAAGGGCAATGCCGATGGCATTGTGACTGGCCTGCCGCAAGCACCGAAGTCTCCGCATGTGCTGGAGATCAAGACAGCATCAGACAAGATGTTCAAGGAGATGCAAAAGTCTGGAGTTAAGAAAGCCAAGCCTGAACACTACGCGCAGATGCAGATGTACATGAAGTGGAGCATTGATCTGTACGGTGAGAACGGCTGCACACGCGCCATCTACATTGTGGTCAACAAAGACAACGATGACATCTACACCGAGCGCCTTGAGTTTGACAAGGACGAAGCCAAAGCCATCATTGACAAAGCCGTGGCGGTGATCACGGCCACCGAGCCGCCGGTGGGGATCAGTCAAGACCCGTCATGGTACGAGTGCAAGTTCTGCGATTACCACAGCATCTGCCACGGCACTGATGTGCCAGCACCCACCTGCCGGTCATGCGCCCACGCCACGCCAGAGATGGATGGCGATGCACGCTGGTCTTGTGCCGAGCATCGAGCCGATTTGCCTGTTGACATTCAGCGCACCGGCTGTGACTTGCACCGATACATTCCAATCTTGCTGTCCAAAAGCGCCACGCCAGTTGACCTAGTGCCTGGTGGTGTGGTGTATGAGATGGATGGCAAAAGGTTTGTCAACGGCACGCCAGCCAACCATGCAACGCACATCAGCAGTGCCGAGATCCACGCTTGCAATGACAAGACGGTTTTGGTTGATGAGTTTGCCTTGGATCTCAGACTTCAACATGGAGGACGATTTGTATGACACCCCCACCCATTCAAGACATCACCTTGCGTGATTACTTTGCCGCAGCCGCATTGACTGGTTTGCTTGCCAACGGTGATCGTTTGACCGCAGTCAAACAAGCCTTGAAGTTGGCTGATCAAATGCTCAAGGAGCGCCAAAATGCAGCTTCGTGAATATCAAAACCGCACGATCAGCGACCTGTTTGATTGGTGGACCAAGCACCAGAGCCATGAAGAGATCCCCTTGCTGGTGCTGCCCACTGGCTCTGGCAAGTCGGTGATCTGCGCTGAGATCGTGCGCCAGATGTGGGACCAGTGGCCTGAGTACCGGCCACGCACGGTGGTGCTGGTGCCCAGCAAGGAGTTGGCCGAGCAGAACGCAGCCAAGTTGCAGGCGCTGCTGCCTGACAACATCCATGTGGGGTTTGTCAGCGCCAGCCTGGGCAAGAAGCAGCACCACGCTGACGTGATTGTTGCCACCATTGGCAGCATCCACAAGTCAGCGCACCTGCTGGGTGACATCAAGGTGGTGATTATTGACGAGGCGCACCTTGTCAGCACCAAGGCGTCTGACGCTGGCATGTATCGCACGTTCCTGTCCAAGCTGGGCGAAATCTGCCAGTTTCGCACGGTGGGCATGACGGCCACACCGTTTAGGGGCAACCAGGTGTGGCTGACCGATGGCGATGAGCCGCTGTTCACTGGCATTGCGTCCAACGTCACCATGCGTGAGTTGCTGGATCAGAAGTTTCTGTCGCCACTGGTGCCACCGGCTCAAAAAATGCACACCCGCATTGACGCCAGCCAAGTTGGCATCTCCAATGGTGACTACAAGATTGGCGAACTGTCCGAGGTGGTTGACGCTTACTTGGACAAGGTAGCCAACGAGGCTGTTTACATCGCCTCAGAGCGCCGCAAATGGATTGCCTTCACACCAAGTGTCGCCAACGCTGAAAGCCTTGCAGACAAGCTGAACGAGCGAGGCATTGTCAGCGCCGTGGTTTGTGGCGAGACACCAGCGCAAGAGCGTGAAGACTTGATTTGTGACTTTAAGGCGCACCAGATCCATTGCTTGGTGACGGTGCTGGCGCTGTCCACTGGCTTTGATGTGCCTGACGTTGACTGCATCATCTGGTGCCGGCCCACCAAGTCGCCAGTGCTGTATGTGCAGGGCATGGGCAGAGGCACACGCATTGCTGATGGCAAGGATGATTGCTTGGTGCTGGACTTCACCGATACCGTTGAGCGCCTTGGCCCTGTTGACATCATCAAGGGCAAAAGCCGTGGCAAGAGAACTGGTGACCAGTCTGCACCGTTTTGCATCTGCCCAGAGTGCGGTGAGCGCAACGCACCGGCAGCACTGGTGTGCGCTGCTTGTGGTGGCACGATCAAAGAACTTGAGTTGCCCAAGCTGATAGATGCCAAGCTGTCCTACGCTGCCTTGTTGTCAGCGCAACAGCAGGCCGTCAACACTTGGCACGATGTCACCAGGGTTGAGTACAAGCTGCACCGCAAACCCGGCAAGCCCGACAGCGTGCGAGTCGATTACTACGATGGCCTGTTGAGGTGCGCCAGTGAATGGATCTGCTTGGATCATGGTGGCTTTGCAAGAAGCAAGGCGCTGAACTGGTGCGACCAACGCAATGGATGCCAAACCACCACAGAAGAATTGCTTGACACCGGCTACACGCTGAAAACACCCACTCGCATTGCTACCCGCAAGAACGGAAAATTTACAGAGGTCAAAGAATATGAATTTAGTCGAACTGAACGCCATCAAAACGCACTTGAAGAAGCAACTGAAGGACATTGAGTCCATCCAAGTCACTTGCCTGCGCTGTGAGCATTTGCAAGCCGGCCAGGTGTGCGCAAAGTTTGACGCCCGACCACCTGCTGAGTGGTTGCATGGCACCGTGGACTGTGAGCATTGGGCATGGGATTGCATTCCGTTCTAGCAATATGCTAGACTGTATGCGTGTCAACCAAACAAAGGAGCAAATTAATGAAAGCACTGCCCGCAAAACACTTTGCGTTGCCCCCTTATTGCGCCGAACAGGTCGGCCCAAAATGGTGGGGTGTGATGAACAAGAACGGATTCAACTGTTTGACTTTTGCAGAGAAACGGGGTGCTGTAATGACCGATGAAGCACACGCCCATCAGATTGCTAACGAGTGGAACAAGCGCACCGAGCCGTTTGTGTACCCGCCTGACCCTTACGTAGCGCCGGTCACTACACGGTGGACCGATGCGCAAATGTCGGCGCACATCCGCAGCCGCCGATACAACTTTGAAACAAGGAGATGGCAATGACCAACATTACTGAAGTAACCCCCGAAGAACTTGAGGAATGGAACAAGATGACAACAGCATTGGACAAGCAGGTTGCTGGCAACCATTACAAGGATCTGCCGATCCAGCCAGTGCAGTACATCCACGCCAACGCCCTAGGTTACTTTGAGGGCAACGTGGTCAAGTACATCAGCCGCTGGCGCAAGAAAAACGGCATTGCTGATTTGGAGAAGGCCAAGCACTACATTGAGTTGTTGATTGAATTAGAGACACGCCACCAGGGAGCCGAAAAATGATCCGTCAAACCATTGAGTGGGTGAAAAACGCTTACGCCACACCAAGCCCCGAGGCGTTGGCATACCGTGAGCTAGAGGACAGCAAGCGCAGGCTGCTTGAGGCCCAGACAGGGCGCGAATACGCCGACAGCATGTGCAAGTACCGCGAGGCGCAGATCAAGCGCCTGACGGCCTATCTGCACAAGGCCACTGAGGAGCAGTCATGAGCCCTTATTTGTTTGCATGTTGTCTTGCATTGTCTGTAATTGCTGGTTTTGGTCACTTATTTCTTACGCCGTGTTTGCTGGTCTTTGTTTTGTGTACTGTCGCAATTTGCGATGCAATAAAGGAATGAAACCATGAACGATACAAACACAGGTGGACCAGCATTTCCCGCACCAGCAGGTGTATCTCACATCACTGAACAAGGTATGACCCTGCGCGACTACTTTGCAGCCAAGGCGATGGCGCAACTTATGCTGAACTCGCCCGTCGTTCGAGACGATGCTCGTACCACGGCATCGTGGGCATACGAATATGCAGACGCCATGCTGAAAGCAAGGGGTAACACATGAGCTACATCGTCGCATCTCTGCCACCTTTGAAGTGCTTCGTGCGCCGCGAGTTCTTGTACAACCACACCAAGGGCTTTGGCGAGTTGGAGCCAGCCATCTGGATCAGCATCAAGGCGCTGCGGGGTCAAGTGTTTCGCATCGAGTCGCTGCTGCCCGCATACGGCGCTCTGTACGACAAGCTGCCCTTACACGCTTATGTGTGGCGTGAGGACCATGATGGTGACCTGCCCATCGACGCACTGCAACTGTGGGACTGTATGGGTTACCGTTTCACGGTCTGCGAGAAGATCGGCCTGCGCAACCTGGGCGTCAAGTTCTTGGGCAAGGATAAGCAGTGGCACCACGGGCGCTACCTGTTCACGGTGGACTTCTGCGCTGACGGCATGGACGCTGACACGGGCTTTACGGAGCAGGCCGAGGAGCATAAGTCGTTTAATTTCATTCGACTGGAGAACGGCCAGTTTGCTACGCAGCCCAACAACAGATGTTTGTGGTACGACCAATCGCTGATCCCCGCCGAGGTTAAGTTCCCCGATTTTCAGGCTGCCAAGACTTTTTACACCGTGGACGGATCGCGCAAGTGGTCTGCTGGCGATGACTGGTTCTACGACATCCAAGAGCGCAAATGAAAAAGAAAAGCAAGTACAAGCCCAAGAGGGTACGCTACGACAATATGTCGTGGATCATTGCTGGCATGAAGAAAGTGGGCACACTGCCCACTGCCGGGGTGGCACTCAAACTGAAGAACCACGATGCGCTTGACTCCATATTGAAGGGTCAAGGCACCAAAGAGCACGTCGATATGCTGATCTCAGCAGTCAACATGGCAGAGGCCATGACTCGTATTCGGGACGATCTCGGGCGTGACTGGGCAGAGGAGATCAGGGCTGCGCAAGATGCCGTCTATACGATGGGTGTGCGCGGCCATGAGAAAGGCTCATTCCTGTTCACGGGTCCAGAGATGACCGCTGTAAAGCTGATCATGGACCTGCACGACAGTCAACTCGATGACTGCACTGTCAAGGAAATGGAGCAAGCCTTGTTCATCGTTGAAGAAGAAATGAGGCTGCGTAAGGCCCGACCAATTGTTAAGCGAACTGACGTGTCCCAGCCTTGTCAATGACCAGTGCTTGTTTGCGGGGGCTGGTGTCTTCGCTGCTGGGTACGCTGATGTGTACCCAGCGGCCAAACTCGGAGATCACTTGGTCGTAGCCAATACCACTGGCAATGATCTTGCGCACCACTTCGTCAGGGGTCATGCCGGGCACCTTGAAGTCAGCGGCGCAGCCTGTGCGGTGTTGGCTGGTGTCTTTGCTGCCCACGGCATCGTTGACCTTCTTTGTGCGCAGGCCCGACGAGATCATGATGGGCTTGCCACCCATGACCACTTTGACCTGCTCCAAAAAGTCAGCCAGTCGTGTGAGGTTGGCAAGTTCCGCATCGTTGGGGCTGTTGTCCCAGCCGTTGCGCTCGGCTGTCTCGGATGCCGTCAACTCGTCAAGGGTGAAGTTGGGTGTTAAATTCATTTTGCTGTTCTTGAGAGAATGTCAGTCTTGGCTTGGGAGCCAGCAGACGAGCCGAAGTAGTAGGCAATGATGCCCGTCCAAGCAGTGCCCAAGCTGCCCAGCATCATCAGGATGGCGGGGTTGTTGCTGTCCACTTTGTTGAAAAACATCAGTGTCATGATGCCGAAGAAGCCAACAGTCACAGCGCCAGCCAAGATGGGAGGCATGAGGCTACGAGTGGTGGCCTGCATGTCCCGGGCCGACTTGCGGTCTTCAACTGCCAGTTTCTCAAAGTTTAGACCCAGTTCCTGTGCTTGCTTTTGAAGTTCGATTTCGGCAATCTTGACCTGTGCAATCTGCTCTGCTGACAGCTTGTTGTTGGAGATCATGTCCCCCACCTTATCAGGGTCAACCCCAATGGCCTTGGAGATGGCCGACACAGCCATGCCTGCCAGTGGGCCACCCATCGCCGTAGCGATGGTGGGTGCAATTTGTTTGAGCCAGTCCATGATTATCCCTTTAGGTCAAAACTCAAATTAGGGTGGCGCGGGTACTGCACAACGCGCTCACCTTCTGGGCACTTGTACTTGATTGTTGCCAGCAAAGTGGCCTTGCCATCAGCAATCTTTTCTTTTTGCACCATCGTAAGTTGGTACGTGAAGGTGTCAATCTCTGGGCCTGCTGGGCCGCTAAACTTGCTAGCCGTAGTAGTCGCTGCATGGACCATCCCCGCAGCATCTCGAATGCTTGGCGTGAAGCTCTCAACAGAGCAGTCGTCGCGCTTTTTGATCCGCGCAACAGTGACGTTGATAGGCTTACCGGCTTCTGCCGTGATCTTGAAGTTCTCAGGAGACCATTCGATGATGGCCCTGTCAAGCCAACCAAACTTGTCAACCAGTGTGTAGCTGCCACCTAGTGCTGCAACGCTTGCGGCAACTGCTCCAATGGCTTTGGTAAGGTCAACCATACCTCAATGCCCCTTGATCCAGCTTAGAAAAAAGCCAACGGCACTGGAGATCAGTGAGATGAAAGCCATACCTGCCCAAAAGCCGCCTCTGCCCTGGTTAGCAAGGGCCACAAGATGCTCGACATGTCCTTCCATCTTGTCAATTTTAGCGCTCATCTCATCAAAACGGCGCTCGTAGTCCTGGACTTTTTGCCACAAAACACCGTACTTCACTGGATCAATTTCAGCACTTTCAAAAGCCATGTTGTACTACCTTGACAAAGCGTTGGTGTTTTTTTGGTTTGGGGCCAGTTGATTTGGCTGTTGCAGTGATTGTTCAAACTGCTTCTTTACTTGGCGTGTACGTGCAACTTCGGCGGCTGTCTGCACACCAGGTATGCGCACGGGCAACTTCTGCAAAGCCTCAAGGCCACGCAAAACAGCGCCAGAAGTGCCGCTGTAATTGACAGCGCCGGGCTCTTTGACCACCACATCTTTGATGGCATCTCGCAAATCCATGATTTGATCACGGCCAGATTTGCCATACATGTAAATTAGCTTGTCTTCGTTGTCCAATTGGTTGATCAACGTGTTTAGGTTTCTGAAAGACATCTGATCACCCTTGGTGAGCAGATCTTTCATCTGTTGAATGGTCTGGCCTTGCAATTCTTTGTAGGCTTGTTGCCCGGCTGGTCCACCTTTTTTCAGCAAGGTGGTAACCGTGCGCATTTCTTCCAAAGAGCCGTCCAACACAATGTGCTTGAACACATCGTCAAGCGCCACCCTGCGGTCAGCGTAGCCAGATTTGGTGCTCAACAGCTTGTCCACTCTGGACACGTCTTCAAACTGCTTTGCCAATTGCTCTCTGGCTTTGCGTGCTGCTTGATACAACTCACCGCCGGCACCCTCACCCATCTGGGTGATGATGTTCTTCATAGGCTTGGCGTTTGCCGAATCTTTGACCGTGCCAATTTGTTGGTAGATGTCTTCAAGCGCACGCACAGAAATTGCGCCAGTGCTTTGTGGGTCATTCATTCTCAATGACTCAGCCACAGAATCCAAAATTGGGTCTAACTTTTGGCGCTGTGTTGGTGTCTTAGTGTTAATGTAATCCAGCAAATTTTGATACGGCACTTGTTGCAATGTCTCGCCAGCGTTGTCGGCTCGAGCATACAACTGCTTGTACGCATCAAATTTCTTGGTGTACTCGTCGTTCAACGCCTTGTCTACGATTCGGCCCACGGCCCTCATTTGCGTTGGGTCGGCAACTTCTGCGCCGACTTCGTTAGTCATGCGTTCAAAATTGTTGACGATGTCTTGTTTTTGGCCTGCTTTAAATGCTCTTGACTTTTCAGACAATTCAATTTTTACGTCTTCAGGAATGCCGGCAATGACTCCACGTTGCACTTCAGACTCAAACTGTTGCTTTTGCAAATTCTTTTCACGTTCACCAGCAGTGGCACGAATGCCCAAACGCTGCAAACGCTCTTGGCGCATCAGATCTTCTGCCGTTGAGGCAGCGCCCATGCCTTGCATTTGAGGCTGTTGTGGCGTTGGCAACACTCGTGCCAAAGCATTTTGCACGGGTGGCATCACTTGACCAGCCATTTGACGAGTTGCCGCACCAGCTTGTTGCATAGCTGGGCCGGCCAAAGCGTTAAGGCTTGTGCCAACTGAGCCAAGTGTTGGGGGCAATGCCGCAGTCAAAGGCTGCACAAACTCACCAATAGCGCCCAAGGCTTCTCTTGCCGTTTGTGTGCGTGGCTGATATTGCACTTGGCTCATCCCGGATTGCATAGCCTTGCGGCCTTCTGGTGTGTTAATGCCTTTGCCACTAGCAGCAAGTGAAACCAAGCCTGCAACCGGAGCAATCACAGCGCCACCCAAAGTCGCACCCAGCGCCAATGGGGTTTCAATTATCCCCGATATGCGGTCACGCATAGACACTTCTGGCGGCTTTACACCAGTGATAACATTTTCACCGCCAGGAATTGTTGCAGCAACGCCCAACCCAATGGTCTTGTAAAAGTCCATTTTGGGGATCTGGCTGTAAAACTTCTGGTGCAGCGAGTCGGCCAGTTTGACATCTGGCACGGCATCGTACTGCGGGTACGCTGCGCGAAATTCTGCGAGTGTTGCCATGATTAAAGTCCTGGTAAGCCCAACGGATTGTTTGCACTTGCGCCGGGGATAACGCCACCGCCGCCCATTTGCCTTGCACCGGGTCCAGCTTGAATTTCCATTGCTCTAATGGCAGTTTTACGCGCTTGTTGCTTTTGTGCAATAGCGGCAGCGTCATCACCAGGCTTGGGAAAATAATTCTTCTCAGCAGTGGCAAATTCATCACGCCCAATTGCAGCGCCAGACTCTTTTCGCAAAATAGCTGTGATGAAGTTAATCCTTGCTTGAGCCACTTTTTGTTGATCTGGGCTAAGACCACCCAACACTTGCGGCAATGCGTTAAACACAGAGCCAGACACATCTTCAAGTTTGTCGCCAAGAAGAGGTATAAGCCCAACAGTCCCGCCAACGACACCCTTAATCAAGCCGGTATTTGTCTTGCCTGCTTTTTCCAATGGCTCCAAAATGGCATTGGCTTCTCTCATTCTCAAGCCGTAAGCCGTAGCGTTGCCTTGCGATTCTGTCAATGCAGTGCCTTTGCCCCGCAATGGCGTACCTGTTACGGGAGCAGCAGCCGCCGGCTGGTCCAACACACTGGTCATGCCTGGGATGGCTTGCGTTGCTGGTGCTGGCATACGTGGCCCAGGCATACCCGCACCCGGTGCCGCTGGAGCAGCCGCAGGCGCAGCGCCGCCAACCATTACTGGTATGGCTTGCAGCGTGCGCTTGTTGACGCCAAAAAAGTTGCCGTCAGCATCTTCTTTCAATTCAAAACCGGGGTTGGCCCTTTCAAACGCAAACTTCTGCTGCGCCAAAGAAAGTTGGCCCTGAGACACGCCCAGTTGTTTTTGCGCAGTGGTTTCGCCAATGGTTGCCGTTTTGTCTAATCTGGTTGGCTTGCCAATGGGGAAGCCTTGCGCATTGTAAGTTTGGCGCTCAATGTATCCTCCTCGATCTGTGTCTTTAGTGGTGACCGCACGTTGCTCAAGTTTGCCTTTAGCATCTAAAGTTTTTGCAATTGCATCGTTTAAATATGCGTTAAATTCTTCAGGTTTAGTCATAGACGCCAGCAATTGAAGGTCTTCAGCAACTTCCTCAACTTTAAACACTCCGCTTTTAACGCCCTTATTAAATTCAGCAATTGCCTTTTGAGGAGACGTTGAAGAGCCTATAACATTCCACGCAGCCTTTAATTTTTTGTCTTGCAGGTCAAATGTATTTTTGTCAATCTCACTCCTAGTTTTTTCTTGCGTTAGTTTAGCTGCTTCTGCCTCGGCTCTAGTTTTTAAGATTCCAGGAATTTGCGCACCGCCGCCACGTTGTGCAAGCGAAGGAAGCAGTTTGTTGTAATCAACCTCGCCTTTTTCATTGATAGAAGAAGCGTAAGCTCCGGCCAGTGCGTTCTGCACACTTTCAGCACGTTTTGCTGCGCCAAGCTGGAACCGCGCAAGCTCTTGCGCCTGCTGACCGCCTTGAATTTGCTGAATCTGGGCGTACTGAGCCAAAGCGTTCGGAGCCTGAATATCAGGCATACGAAAACTCATTGCGATATTGGGGTTTACAAGTGCCATGATTGGTCCTTATGTGCTAGAGCCGTAGCGGAGTCCGGCGTAAGGGTCTTGGTATCCAAGGTTGGGAGCAGAATCAGCGGCTAAACCATACCCCGTAGGGCGGCTCAACGCTTGCTGCAACAAAGAGTTTTGCTGCTGTTGTTGGCCGTAGTTTATATATTGACCCAAGCCACCAGCCACAGCATTCGCAGCACCCATGTAGCCTGACGCGCGGGCTTGGGCACCGGCACCCAACGCTTCGCCGACACCAGATGCCATTGATTGCCCCGCAGCGCCCAGTTGGTTAGTGGACGTTTGACCGAAACCGGCCAACGACTGCAACGGGTTTAACCTAGCGCCACGTTCGGTCTGGTAACGATTAAATGCGTTGGTGTATTCTTGCGAACCCATGTCTTGACCATATCGAGCAGCGGCTTTCAAAGAGCTACCTGAGATTTGACCACCACGAATTGCGGCCATTCGGTCCAATTGCTTTTGACCCTCGGACAACCGAAAAGCGTAACCAGGATCAGCCTGAAACTGGGCCATCCCAAATGGCGTATATCTGGACGCTGCTTCAAGTTCTGGCAACGCCCGCACACCGACATCACGAAACGGTGTTTGCAATTCGACTTGACGTTCAAACTGTTCGCGCTGCAAATCCGCTGCGTACCTTGCTGCATCAGACTGCACACCAGCAGCCTTGTTTGCAGAATATGCTCCAAGTAGCGCGTTTCCTCCTAGCGCAAGTGGGGTTGCGTATTTACCTAGCGTACTCATAAGACCACCAGCAGCACCTGCGCCAGCACCGGCGGCTCCGATACCCGCCCCAATACCAGAAGCGGCCCCCGCACCAAGACCTTGAGCACCGCCCATGCCTGCCAGACCAGTTCCAATACCCGAGCCAAGACCTTGAGCACCGCCCATACCAGCAAGGCCAGCGCCGCCGCCTGCGCTAAGACCTTGAGCACCGCCCATACCGGCAGCACCGGAGCCAGAGCCAAACATGTTTGCAATTCCATCAGCCCCACCAAGAGCTTGATACCCATAATAACCTGCGACCAATGGGGCGGCTGCGTTGTAAAACTTAACTGCGCCCCCACCGCCGGGGTCCATGCCCAGAACATCATCGGCAATCTTGTCTCCCAGCACATCTCGGGCTACGTTGTATATGCCGCCACCGCCTGGGTCAAGGCCAAGAATATCGTCGGTAAGTTTACTGAAAAAGCCCATGCTATTCCCCTTAGGTCACTTCGCGGCCAGAAACCCGCATGTTGATGGCGGTAGCGGTTCCAGCGATTGTACTGATGAAGTCGCCGGGGTTCAAAACCTGCCCGACCAACTCAGGGAACGTGTAGACCTCGGACGGTTGAAGCGTCTTGGTCTTGGTAATCAAGTTGCTGTTGCCAGCGGAGCCTGCCAGGGTAACCAAGTTGACCGAGATCGTGGCAGCACTGGCGCTGTAATTGGTCGCAGTGAACTTGTCGATGATCGTGGTCACACCGTTGGCGGTGTACTGGGTTGTTTGGCTGTTTGCAACATCTTTTGATGGCACAAGGTTTTTGACGGTGACGGTCATTGGATACCCCCAATATTGTTTGAAACTGTGAGAATGATAGACGGTATGCCGGGGACAGGTGCAGCCGCAGGCACGGAAAGAAGTTCAACACTCAGGCTGGTCGTTGAAAACATCATCTCAACGTAGTCGCCAGCGTTGAGGTCAAAAAAGTAGTTCAGTGACGAAAATATCTCAGCGTCATTGCCCTGGATCCTAATCTGGCTGGCGCTGTCTGGCACGTCTGTGCCGTTGAGCCTAAACCAAAAGTAGAACTCAGCCAAGCCGCCGCTGGTTTTGTCCAGTTGGAACGAAGTGTCGAAGTTGTAAATGCCCGGTGTGTCCACGTACACCCTTGATGTCGGGGTGCCAAGATACACACCTCGACTCAAGTCCGTAGTGTTGAACGTAATCGCCTTGGCCGTGTTGATCGTTGTTGCAGTCTGGGTTGTGGTGTCGTAGAACGAGCCGTAACGTGAGCGTTCAAACTCACGAGGTGGCGGGGTCACTTGAAGACCCTCAATCTGTTTCTGCAACTCGGCTGTCAGTTCAGTGCAAGGGCTTTCGATCTGCTTTTGCAACCCCTCGATTTGCTTTTGCAATTCAGCGGTCAGTTCAACGCAAGGACACTCAATCTGTTTTTGCAACCCGTCGATCTGCTTTTGCATTTCGGCCATTTGCGACACCAGATCGCTAGGGCTTGGTTGCGTCTGCACTTCCTGCGTCAGCGTCTGAAGCAGTGCGTCATAGCTGGCGATCAGCGACTCAGCACTGGGGCCGACAACTGGATCGTCAACAACGGCGTTTGCCACGTTGTTCAGCGACAAGAAGAACAAGTACCACGCCCTGTTAACCAACCCCGTAGCAGGGTCAACCAGCGGCACCCGTGGGGGTGTGATGATGGGGTTAAGCATTGGTCGGACTCAGCATCAGTTCAGCGCCCATGATGGCAATCTTCACGGGGTCGGTGCCCGACACCTCGTAGACGCGATCACGCAGCTTCAGGGTCATGCCCAGTCTGCGCCAGATGGCACGGCGATAGTACTCGCCGATCTTGCCGATGCTGACCCAGTGCTCGTTGGACCATGTGTGCCCACCATCGTCGCTCCAGCGCAGCATGACCTGTGGGTCGCTGCCTTGGCCGAGATTCAGACCAATGCCCGACTCGCAGTCAAGCTGGAGGCTGTGCTGCGCGGTGCGCTTCAGATTGTTTTGACCGGTGGGCAGTGCTCTCCACGAGCGCAGCCACTTTTGGATCTGCCCGTTGTCCGAGTAGTCCTCAAGGTCAAACGAGTAGATGTTGCCGTTTTGGAAGTCGCCCACAACGATCTTGTTGTTAAACGACATCTGACAGTTGCTGCGGTGGCGGGTGAAGTCGCCATTGGTAAACCCGGCGCGTTCGTGCCATGCCTGGGTGGCAGCATCGTACACCCATGTGGTGTCTGCGGATGGAAAGATCAGCACGTAGAAGTTGTGGCCGTCTTGCTGGTAGGTGTAGGCAACGGCGTCTGTTAGGTCAGAATACTGCTGAATATGCCACTCAACAGCATGGGTCGAGATGCGCTGGCCTGCGTAGCCATTGGCTCGGTAGACGATGCCCTGACCACGGCGGTCACGGCCAAGCCAAAACAGGCTGTTGTCCATCTTGGCGATGGAGTAGGGGGCAGCGCAGCCCAACTCGTTGAACGCGCCAGGGATGCGCTCAAGAGGGAAGTCCAGCGCAGCGGTGTCAGACCAGACCTCAATCGAGTTGGTTCCAAAGGCCCATACTTCGCGGAAGTTGGCAACCACGGCCACCAAGCCGTCAGGGGAGGCTGCTGTTTGCTGGAACTCCAGCGGGTCAATGGACGTGCCGTCCAGAAAAGCCGTGACCCACATCTTCTGGCTGTTCGGTTCGTTGAACACAAAGTAGCCGTCCAAATAGGCCACGGTCACCGCGCCGGGAAAGTCTGGGTCAGTGATTGGGCCAAATGCGTTTGTGGTGGCGTTGTAGATGAAGCTGGGGCCGTTGCAAGCAATGAACAACTGGGTGCCGTTGTCCGACATGCTGACAGGGCCAGTGCCGCTGACGTTGCCGATCAGCGTGGCAGCGTAGGCGTTGTCGATCTTGAACAACTGGGTGCCCGACACCACGAAGCCTGTGCCATCGTTTGACGAGAATGCCCACAGGCCACGGATTGGACCATTACCAATCGTGTTCAGTAGGTTGAGGCCGGGGGCGCGGTTTAGGAACGCAGGTTCTTTGCCAGCCTCGGGCACGATCTCGGGAAACAGGTTGACCATACGAGCGTCCGCAGCGTTGACGCTGCGAGCTACGTAGGTGCTGCCTAGAATCGGGGTTTTCATTACGCTGCCACGCCCTTGATGACGGCAAAGTTAAACACTGGTGTTTCTGTTGTAGTGCCGCCGGTTGTGCGGAATGTCAGATTAAAACTGCCTGCTGCTACAGCCGTGACCATCAAGTCGTACAGGTCTGTGCCTGACTTTTGGTTCAAGATAATCACATCAGTTGCTGCCACAGTGCTGTTGGTAACGGTGAAGGTTGCCGCTGTTGCCGAACCTGCTGCGCTGAACAGCGTAATTGCACCAGTGGTCTTGTTTAGCGTCACACCTGTGGTTCGGCTGGTGATCTGCGTAACTGCACCGCCAGCACCAGTGGCATAACCCACACCAGCCGTGCCAGAGGATGTGACCGCTGCGGTGACTGCAAGGCTTGTGCCTGTGGCTGCACCAATGACAGGAGTGACCATGACCATGCTGGTGCTGGTGCAGGCGCTGATATTGCCGCTGGTCACTGTACCCAGCACAGGCGTGACCATCGTGGGGCTGGTAAACAACAGCGTCTTGGTAAGCTGCTTGGTGATGCCGCTTTGCACGATGGGCATAACGTCTGCTGCGTTGATGACTGTCGCAACGGGCAGTGCTGAAATGGCGATGGTGGTCATAATGGCTCCTAGAAATTGCCTGCGTAGATGTTGAAACGCTGACGATTGGACACCAATGCGTAGGGCATGGACATCACATCGTATGGGTTGTTAATGCGCTTGAGGTTGCGCTTGCTGGTCATGGCGATGCGTTGCACCTGTGGGCTTGGCTCCACGCCAAACTCAGGTGCGATCTCCATTGCCAAGTTGTAGGCAAACGCCCGCATGTAGCCTGGGGGAAAGAACAACTCGGTATTGAGCAGCGCAGGTTGCGTCAACTCTTGCACCGAGATGAAGTGCCACTCCAGCAACTGCGTTGGCCGGGGGTAGATGTACATCTCCACGTTGGGAAACGTGTTGTTGATGAAGATCACCTGCGGGAAGGTCGATGTCGATGTCTTGACAGCGATGCCGTTGTACTGGTCTTGGTTGATGATTTTGATGCCGTACGACACGCCACTGGGGGCGCGGAAGTAGGTGCCATCA